CTTTCTGGTCAGCTATCAATTCGTTGGATTGAGCAGAAGACAAATGAATATCTGAATAAGATTTTAAAAACTGATGGAGTTGATTATGTTATTGCTTGTGATACTGATTCAATGTATCTTAATCTGGGCGATCTGGTTGAACGTATATACCAGGGAAGAGAGAAAGTTGATGAGAAAATTGTGGGGTTCCTTGACAAGATCTGTCAAATGGAACTTGAGCCTTATATTGAAAGTTCTTATCAAGAACTGGCGAAATATGTAAATGCTTACGCACAGAAGATGTTCATGAAACGTGAGAACATTGCTAATCGTGGTTTCTGGACTGCGAAGAAACGCTATGTTCTTAACGTATGGGATAGCGAAGGTGTGCGTTATAAAGAACCTAAGATGAAAATCTGTGGTATGGAAACCGCACGTTCTTCTACTCCTGCTTACTTCCGAGATAAACTTCTTAAAGCATATACCATCATCATTAATAAAACCAATGAAGATATTCTTGACTTTATAGAAGAAGTAAAAGAAGAAACTAAACAGCAGGATTATTTAAATATAGCTTTTCCTAGAGGTTGCAATGGTCTCAGCAAGTATAAAAGTAATACGGACATTTATAAGAAGAGTACTCCTGTTCAAGTCCGAGGTGCATTACTGTATAATCACTACCTTAGCAAGTATAAACTTACTCATAAACACGCTCTTATCCAAGAAGGTGAAAAAATCAAATTCATCTACTTGAAAACTCCCAATCCTATCAATGAAAATGTCATCAGTTTTTTTGGTACTATTCCTAAAGAATTTAATATTGACAAGTATATTGATTACACATTACAATTTGAGAAGTCGTTCTACGATCCCCTCAGGAATGTGCTAGAATGTATTGGATGGAACGCAGAGCGCAGAATTTCACTTCTTAGTTTTTTCTCATAACATATGGACTTTTTATCTCAAGTAATTAAAGACAGTAAAAATGAATTCGTTTCTATGGCTTCCGATGGTGTTGCTGCTGGCGATATTGAATCTTTCGTTGATACTGGTAGCTACATTTTTAACGCCCTGGTTTCTGGATCGTTGTTTGGAGGCATTCCCTCAAATAAAATCACAGCTATTGCTGGAGAATCAGGAACAGGTAAGACATTTTTTTGTCTTAGTGTCGTTCGTAATTTTCTTAATACCGATCCTGACTCTGGTGTTATCTATTTTGAAACTGAGTCTGCCATTAGTAAGCAGATGATTGAAAGTAGGGGAATTGATTCTAAGCGTATGGTCATTTTTCCTGTTGATACAATTGAAGAGTTTCGTACACAGGCAGTTCGCATTATCGATAAATATATGGAACAACCAAAGGAGGAGCGTAAGCCCCTCATGTTTGTTCTAGATTCCCTTGGGATGCTTGCCACAAATAAAGAAGTCGAGGATGCTTCCAACGACAAGAATGTTCGTGACATGACCAAGGCACAGCTAACTAAATCAGTGTTTAGAATTCTTACACTGAAACTTGGTAAAGCAAACATTCCCATGTTAGTTACTAATCATACCTATGACGTTGTTGGCGCTTACGTTCCTACGAAAGAGATGGGCGGTGGTAGTGGTCTTAAGTATTCTGCTAGCACAATCATTTATCTCTCAAAGAAAAAGGAAAAGGACGGAACAGAACTTATCGGAAACATTATTAAATGTGAGGCGAAAAAGTCCCGTTTGACCCGTGAAGGGTCTAAGGTTGAAACTCGTCTGTTCTTCGATGAGCGTGGATTGGAAAAACATTATGGGTTACTTGAATTAGGAGAGACTGCTGGCATATGGAAAAACGTTGCTGGTCGATATGAAATTGATGGTAAAAAAGTATATGGTAAAGAGATTCTTAAAAATCCAGAAAAGTATTTTACTCAAGAGGTAATGCAAGCACTTGAAGAAACTGCACACCAAGAATTTCTTTACGGAGTAGGAGATGACGGAGAAAATTGAATTTACTATACTTAGAAATCTGGTTTGTAATGAAGAGTTCTATCGTAAGGTAGTTCCCTTTATTAAACCAGATTACTTTACTGATTACCACGAAAGAGTTATCTACGAAGAAATATGGGACTTCGCCAGTAAATATAATATGATGCCAACGGCAGAAGTACTAATCATTAATTTGCAATCACGGAAAGATTTAGATGAAGAAACGTATAAAAACTCTATTAAATCAATTCAAGAATTCAATACTAATGAAGTTGAATATAACTGGCTCCTTGACACTTCAGAAAAGTGGTGTAAAGACAGAGCAATCTATCTCGCCTTGCTTGAGTCAATCAAGATTGCGGATGGAGGCGATCAAAAAATATCAAAGGATGCGATTCCATCAATCTTACAAGAGGCCCTGGCAGTATCTTTCGACGAACATGTAGGGCATGATTATATTGGGAACGTACAACAACGTTACGATTTCTATCATGCACACGAAGAAAAAATATCTTTTGACCTTGAAAAATTCAACATTATTACTAAGGGTGGTTTACCAAACAAAACTCTTAATATTGCTTTGGCTGGAACTGGTGTCGGTAAATCTTTGTTTATGTGCCACTGTGCTGCTTCTGTTCTTTCCCAAGGGAAGAATGTTCTTTACATCACTTTGGAAATGGCAGAGGAAAAGATTGCTGAAAGGATTGATGCTAATCTCCTCAACGTAAACATTAAAGATATCACTTCAATTCCAGAAGTAATCTTTACTTCTAGAGTTAATGAAATTGGTAGAAAGACGCAAGGTAAACTTATCATCAAAGAATATCCAACTGCTTCTGCTCACGCTGGGCATTTCAAATCTTTGCTTAATGAACTGAGTTTGAAAAAAGGTTTCAAACCAGATATAATCTTCATAGACTATCTTAATATATGTGCGTCTGCTAGATATAAAGGTCACATTGTCAACAGTTATACTTATGTTAAAGCTATTGCTGAAGAACTTAGAGGACTTGCTGTTGAACACAACGTTCCAGTTGTATCTGCTACTCAAACTACTAGGTCTGGTTTTGGTAATAGTGACGTTGATCTTACCGATACTTCCGAGTCTTTTGGCCTTCCCGCCACTGCTGATTTTATGTTTGCTCTTATCGCTACTGAGGAACTTGAATCATCTGGTAGGATCATGGTCAAACAACTCAAGAATCGATATAACGATCCCACATTCCACAAGAGATTTACTATTGGGGTTGACAGGGCGAAGATGAAGTTGTATAATGTTGATGACCTCGATGGTTCTTTGGTAAACAAAGAAGAATCTTCAGAACCTTCTGCAGTTGTTGATCATTCATCCGAAAAACAAACCAAAGCTAACAAATTTAGTAATTTTATAATTTAAATAATATGGAAAAACACGTTAATTTCAATGCTTATATTGAATTTGTCGATGCAGTAACTTCTGATGCTTCTAAAGATTTTCTTGCACTTTCTGATCGCCTTGTTGAGCTTGATGGTAAGGGTGCCAATATTGAACGACTTCTTACTGCTGGCGTTGGTATTAATGCTGAAGGCGGTGAGTTTCTTGAGATCATTAAGAAGATGGTGTTTCAAGGAAAACCTTGGAACGAGGACAACCGAGAGCATCTTATTATTGAGCTTGGTGATATCATGTGGTACGTAGCTCAAGCATGTAAAGCTCTTGATATTAGCATTGATGATGTAGTTGCTGGGAATGTTCAAAAACTTCTTAAGCGGTATCCAGAAGGAGCATTTGATGTTTATTTTTCTGAGAATCGCTCAGAAGATGATCGCTAAATAATTGGGGCAGTTGCCCCGTACCCTGGAGGGGCAATCCGATTGGCGACGGAACCTGTCTTGAAAACAGTTGAGTGTAAAAGCCTTGGGGGTTCGACTCCCCCTCCCTCCGTTATTAAAAAATATGAAGTTAATAAAACATACAAATTCTATATACGAGTATCAAAATTTTGTTGATACTGATTTATGCAATGAGATTTTTGATTGGATAAATCCTATTGTTATTAATAAAAAAGAAATACTGGATACTCGTAAAACTAAAATAAGACATAATAATTCTGTTAATATTACTTATCTACCACCAGATAAAACAAAATTATCTACATATAAAAAATGCCATGAGATAATTGAAAATCTGCATTCTAAATATATTGATGATAATAAATTTTTAAATTATTTGATTAAAACTGGATCGTGTGATTATGGTCAACTAACTGGAGATATTTTTTACAGAACATACGATCATTTAGATTATTATGATTGGCATGTAGATGCTCATAAAGGTAATTTGAGATTGTTATATTCTTATATCATATATTTGAATGATGATTTTTCAGGTGGGAATACTTTATTTCTAAATGAAAAGAAAAAAATAATTCCTAAAATTGGTAGTGCTATTTGTTTTCCTTGTGATGTTCATCATGTTCATAAGTCAACAAAAATATTAAAAGGAAATAAACATATTTTGTGGACATGCTTAGCTAAACAAGTATAACGAATAATATGAAAAATTTTAAAAATATAAAAGAAGAAATATTTAAAGAATCTTATAAACAGAAAAACATCTTTCAGAAAGATGATTATATTATGAATGTCAATAATGGAGAAAAGGGAAAGATTATACGATCTGGTGTTAATTATATTATAGCACTTACTGAGAATAATGAAATTTTTAGAGCGTGGATTAAAGATATTCGAAAGATAAACTTTGTCGAAAATATAAATAAAGAAAGGAAAAATATATTTTTTACTAATGGAAAGACAGAAACCAACGACACAAATCCGTCATAATGATGACTTCTCTAAATCATTGATTGAAATGACTGCTTCTTATTTTGACAACAAAAAAATTATTTCTGAAGAATCAATCCCTTCTTTACAAAAGAAAGGAGGGGAGGATAATTTTACTAAAAAAGATCCTAAAGCAAATGCTCATACAGCTGACCCTGCTGTAGATCTCCGTACTGGATCTGGAATCAAACAATCACATGGTGCTACTATTAAATACACTAACGTAGTTGCTAAAGAAGCTTGGGAGAAGCCAGAGAAAGAAGAGAAGGGAGAGAAGAAGCACAAAGAAGGTAAGGCAGAAGAGAAGAAAGAAAAAATGAAAGAAGCTTTCAACGTTGTTGTTGAAGGTGTTCATTATGTTTTTGAGAAAAAGAACGAGGAAGGTAAAGAGCAAGGTGCTGATGGCAAAGCCTGTTGGAAAGGCTATAAGTATGCTGGAACAAAGAATGGCAAAGACAAGTGTGTAAAGGAAGAGATTGGAGTTATTGAGCTAGATGAAAAGGCTCCTCCAGGTGCTAAGTATGAGCGTATGGTTAAACATATCAAGAAAGGATATTCTGAAGGTGGTGTGACTAAAAAGGAAAAAAGCATTGCTTATGCCACTGCTTGGAAAGAAAAGAATAAAATGAAGAAAGAAGAAGTGGAAATTGTTTCCGAAAAAATGGATGCAGTTGGTAAAGAAGATGGTGATGTAAACAATGACGGCAAAAAGGATAAGCAAGATAAGTATCTTTTAAATCGTCGTAGTAAAGTTAGTAAAATTATCTCTTCTAAGAAAAAAATGAAAGAAGAAGCAGATTTGCGTAAGGAGATTGAAGAAGAAAAAAAGTAAAGCAGGCATCAACTTTGGAAGTGATGCCAAAAATAGAAGATGCAAATAAAGATAAAGAGAGCAATAAAAAAAATAAAACATATATTTTGAAAGCTTTAAAAAGTCAACGAAAAGATAAATAAAAAAGTAGAGTTGGGTTACAACACATGATTCCTGCTTTTTTATTGATTGCAAAACCATTGCTTTTTAAAGCAATGTCATCTTGCCAAGTTAAAAAATTAGTCGTTGAGTTACT